GTTAATGACAAAACAGTTATCAGTTTAATGTATTGGGAGCCTCACGAGCGCACTGCATTTCTACATAAGCAGATTGTTGTGCAGGGTGTGGAAGAAGCAGTGCCCACTCAATATATTAATCACTTGTTGAGACCTGAAGTATTTGGCACTCCAATTGTATTGCCTGCTGACGCAAGCACGGCTGGTAGATACACAATGAGCAGTAGCAGTATTCGTGAACTGTTTGAGCAATACGAACTCAATGTTTATGAAAAGGCTATCATGAATCCGCCTGATCCACAAGGGCGAGTTACAAACCACAAGAGTTATGGTGTAAACACAATGAGACAAATGCTGGAAGTAGGAAGCCTAATGGTCAATGAGAACTGCACAGCATTCTTAAATGAAGCGCAGAATTATTTCGTAGATGAAAAAGGAAGATTTAGCGATCCCGATGACTGTATTGATAGTGCTAGGTATGCTTTACTTGCATGTCTACAGGGAATCGCCGAGCCATGGGACAACAGAACTTCGCAGCAGAGAATGATGGCTCAAAGAGATAGATATATTACTAGAGATTACTCCAATAAAGCGGCAATCAAGCAAATATACAATCCTGGAGGTTGATGTTAAAATACTATTATGGAACAAAAATACATAGATAGATTTCATACCAAATATGAAAAGAAAGAAAACGGCTGTTGGGAATGGACCGATGCTAAAGATAAAAGCGGCTATGGTTATTATCGTGCCCCAACTGCAACAGCAGGAAAGGCTCACCGTTTTAGCGCATTAATAGCAGGATTAGATATTACTCAACCGGTAATACGACATTTATGTAATAATCCTTCTTGTGTAAATCCGGATCATTTAAGAGCAGGATCAGTTAAAGACAATAGCGATGATAAAGTTGCTGCTAGTAGACAGCCCATGGGCATAACTAATGGTAGGGCAAAGTTAACGGAACAACAAGTTCTAGAAATCCGCGCCAAATATATTCCATGGACATATTCAACAACAATGTTAGCAAAAGAATATGGAGTATCGAGCGTTATGATTAGTGATATCGTAAATAAAAGGAATTGGAAACATATATGACTGAAGCATTGTTCGTTTGTGCAATTGAACAAAATACAATGATATTGTGTGAGAAGCATTCAAAGGCATTTGAAATTGCGGCAATGACCGCAATGACTCCGCATACTATTTTGGAGATGGAAGATCATGAAATAGATGGACACAAGTGCATGGCCTGTGATCTCGAGGATGAACTAACTCGTCCTCGTATTATTATAGGAAATTAACATGGGAAAAGGCAGCACACCCCGTCCCTTTGATGTCCCCAAGGATCAGTTTAGGGATAACTGGGATGCGATCTTCGGGAAGAAGGAACCTAAGCAACAATCGCCCGACAAAAAAGACGCTAAATAATACTATGACTTATTACACTTATATGCATACCAGAAACGATACAGGAGAAGTCTTCTATATCGGTAAAGGTAAAGGCAATCGTGCATGGAGTAAGACTCGTCATAATCCACATTGGCATGCTATTGTTAACAAACATGGTTACAATGTAGAAATATTAGCAAATTGGGAAGTGGAAAAAGAAGCATATGATCATGAAGAATTTTTGATCAGTTGTTTTAGAGAACTAAGTTCTAGTTTAACTAATATTTGTGATGATTGGAGACCACCAAAGATCTTTGGTCCCAAAGCACAAGCGATTAAAGACAAAATCAGTAAGACACGATTAGCACTTGGATTAGGCAACAAAGGTGTGCCCCGTCCAGATGCAATTAGATTAAAAATAAGTGCTAGTAACAAAGGCAAGCCAAAAGAACAGGTTACATGCCCACACTGCAATTTGACCGGCGGACTTGGTGCTATGAAGCGTTGGCATTTTGATAATTGTTCACAAAAGGAAAAGAAATAATGTTGGATATCAAGCATACCCCAGTCCAGGATATTAATCAAAATATCAAACAAAATGCTACATTCGTAAGAATGAAAGGGCAAATGGATGTCAAAATGGCATCTTACCTACGCTATCTAGGCACTAAAAATGCCGTGAACCGTGCCAGTGATTACCACTATCTATGCCTCGCGGTTACAGATTCCACAGCACCTGTAAACGGCATTGATTACATTCACCCAAGTGTTAAACCAGTAGTTGATTATGCAACAGCAGTTATTGCCAAGGGACTTATGCCCAATGGTGAAATTAACTTTGAATTTGTTGCAGAAAATGAACAGGACGAACAAGCAGCACGACAAGCAACTAACATGGTTGCTAAAGTTGTTAATCAAATGAATGATCCACACTTTATTCTGGAGCGTTGGGTCATGGACAGTGCAATGCACAAAAATGGTATGATGATGATCAAGCCCATACGTGAGCAGGTTACACGTTATGTGGAAACAGAAGGCACTACAGAACAACTTAAAGCATTTGAACTACAAGCCGCAGATTCAGGCTTAACAACACTGCGCCAAAGTAAACGACAAATCACTGTTGATATGGCTCGTGCAATGGCAGAGATTCAACAATTAACTGGACAAAACCAACAAGAGTTTAATAATGAAATGTTGGATAAGGCTGTGGAAGATTTCCGCCAGCGTCCAGAAGAATTAGATCAAACAGATATTGCCGAAGAAGGTGCGGCAATGACTGAAGAAAATCTAGCGTCTCAAGAAGACATTGTCAATGAAGCCATTAAGCGCAACACAATTTATCGTGCAAAATACAAAGTAACAGGTTGGAATATTAACATCAAGTTCCATCCTATTGCACAACACTATTGGATTTGTGACCCGACTGTTCCGGAAATGAAGGATCAACCTTTCTGTGGTTACTATGATCCAATGACAATCCAAGAAGCAACTGAACTTTATCCAGGCATTAAAGATCACTTGGAAGAGTTTGAAGAGTTTGCTGAATACAATATGAATGGCGCTTACCAAGCAGGCAGCGTATTAAACAACCTAGCAATCCACGCTCGTGATAGTGTCCCAGTTATGGGTATCCCAGTTAGTAGCGCGGCAAGTGCAGACCCAGATAGCAGAATAGTTTCTATCGTCACAGTATGGAACAAATATGACATTGACGGCGATGGCGAACTAGAACTCGTTGAATTGATTTACAGTGGCAGTTATATTATCAGTGCCCGTGAAGTAGAATTTATTCCAGTTGCAAACATGTGTCCAAAACCATTGCCAGGTAACTTCTACGGCATGAGTATCGCTGAATCGGTTATCCCAATGCAGGAATACGCAACCAGTGCGGCCCGTGCCGAAATTCAATTGGGTCTGTTAACTGCCACTCCCCGTATTGGTGTTAAGCCAGATAGACTGGACTTTGAAATGTTACAGGATGGCGAAGCCGCTATCTTTATTCTTGACAGTAAGTTTGACCCAACAAAAGACATTTACCAAATCCCTCCTCCAAGTGGAAACTTAAACTTCCTAGAGACAGGTATGAACCGTATCCAACAAGATACAATGGCTATGATTGGTATGACTACACCGCAAGATGTATTCAATCCCGAGGTTATGGCAGCGGGCAATAGTGGTGTTAAACTACAACTTGCATTAAGCCCTAACCAAATCATCCAAGACAACACAATCCGCAATGCGGCTGAAGGTCTTAAAGAAGCATTGTATTTGGTATGGCGCACATTGATCCAGTATGGTGAAGACTATGGCTTTAAGAAGTTGGCTGCGGGCGTAAGTGCAGACAAACAACCTGTGTTCTTAGATTATAAAGCATGGGATGAAATGACTGACATGTGCGATCGCAAACAAATCCATTTGGAACTTGCTATCGGTATGCAAAGTGAAGAGAACCAACTTAACCGTTTACAACTAATCCAAAAGAGTCAAATGGGCTTATACCAAGCAGTTCAAGGTATGGTTGCCAGTGGTTCAATGACACCTGAATTGTATAAGAAGATCAAGAAGCCATATGAAGATACATTGTATGTGCTGGGTGTTAAAGATTGTAATGTATACTTGCCAAGTGATGATGAAGTTGCGAAGATGATTGATCAAGCGCAAAAGTCCGCACAAGGTAAGGGACCAAGTCCAGAAGACCAAGCAAAACTTGCAAGTGCTGGTTTAGATGCTGCTAAGACAAAACAGATCATGCAGGAGATTGATGGTCAGGATCCTGACACTCAATTGAATTACATGAGCATCGCAATGGGCAAGGCACAAGATTACGGGCATTAATTGAATAAATTGAACTAAATAATTTAGTAAGGAAAAGCAATGATAAATGATGACGCAGTGAATGCATATAACAGCCGCCTAACTCTGGACATGAGTCAACCAAGTAAGTGGACTACAAGTCAAAAAGACCAAGTTAGACATTACGGCAGTCAAGCAGAGGCTCTAATGAAGAATAGAGACTTTGCAATGTTTGTGCATCACTTTAAATTTACTATTGCTGATGAACTCTCCAACATAAGAGGACATTCAGCAGAAGAAAATGCCCAGAGAATTGCTTTCAGTCATCAACTCTCTGGCATAGATAGTTTCGTAAACAGTCTCAAACGAGCAGTTTACTTAAAAAACCGCGTTGGTAATGCAGAAGCACCCGACGCTTAAAGGAAAATAAATGACAGAAAACACAACGAGTATGCCTAACGCTGATAGCGCGGCCAATGCCCAAAGTGCAGTTCCAAGTATGGATTCAATTGCCGCTAAAATGACCGCAATGCGTGAACAAACCTTGCGTAATCAAATTAATCAGCAACCAGCCCAGACTGCAACAGGAGAAGAAGAAGCGGCAGCGACTTCATCCTCTGTGGCTCCCGGTGATACCGGTGCCGAAGTTGTTGACACCAACAACGAAGAATATGCAAGTGACGATCATGATGTTGAAGCCCAAGCCGAAGAGCCTGTAAGCGACAATGGTAATGATTCCAGTGCAGAAGAACTTATTGACTTCTTAGAATTTGCAAATGATAATCCAAATGCAAAATTCAAGTTCATGAAGAATGGCAAAGAAGTAGTTATTGATGCAAAAAAAGCCGCAGCAATTCTTGGTCAAGGATCAGCAATACACGAAGAAGCAAGGCAGTTGAAAGTTGAGAGAGCCGAATTTGACGAGTATGTCAAAGAAGCACGTCAACAGCAAGATGGTCTTACTCTTGCAATGGAATTTACTGTGCAGCCAAAGTTGCAGAAAGCGTATGATGAGATAATCAAAACACAAGGTTATCAAACTACATTTCAACAACAATTGGCACGAGCAACGGATCCAGCAGATATTGCTAGAATCCATGCTAGTATGCAACAGAATGAACAGTATATTCGCAGCCAGCAGAAAGCAATTAATCGCTTGAAGCCAGCAGTGGAACAGTTCAAACAAATTCGCGCTCAGCAAGTTGGTGAAGCATTAACAAATGCTCGCAAATCATTCCAAGATAAGGAATTGAAAAACGAGTATGTGTATAATGAGTTACGCAGCAAGATTGAAAAGATCTGGCCACTTGCCAAAACCGAACTTGTTCCAGGAATTCCAAACATTGATCTTATCGCTAGCGATGAGGCATTGTTAAGTTTAGTTAGGGATGGTCTTAAATATAGAGACAAGCCCACAACTAAATCAGCAGGAGCAAGCATTGCGACATTGACAGGGCGCAAAGGTTCTAGTAACAATCAGAAAGGTCCCGATGATAACATCGGCAAACTTCGTGAACAAGCCAAGGCTGGCGATAAAAAAGCCGGCGACAATCTGCTAATGGCACAACTCCAGAGGATTCGTGCAGGCAGAGGTTCAAGATAATTTAAGGAGCCAAACATGGCAGAAATTACAACCAGTCAAATTGGTAACGGCACAACAGCATATCG